TCGTGCCAATTTTCACGCTTGGTTTTCTGTGTGGCTGGCTTCTTGTTATCAACTGCAACGAGTGAGCAAAACTTAAGGAAGGCGCTCATTGTTAGCGCTTCGTTTTGCTCGGTGCTTTCATCGTCTAGCGACTCGGCTAGTTTTGAGATTGAAGCGCTTGCCATGTTCAGACGGGAAGACGCGCTACCTGTTTTAGATAGTGCGCTTTCCAAGCGATTAGCAACTGACTTTTTTGCCTCGCTTGTGAAGTTCCAAGCGCCTAGCATTTCGTTAATTTCTTGCTTGTTCATTTTGTCCTTCTTTCATTTTGTTTGCTCTGCCTATTTGGCATTGAGATAACTCTACTCTCATTTGGTCAATAATTCAAAATTGAGCGTGAAACTGGGGTGTTTTGTCCTATTTTGTCCAAGCCATAGGTGAGGTTTGTGTTGGTCGGTTATCCATGAAGCGCCAAGCGTATGTCCGAAATGCCCGATTTTACGGATATACCTGAGCGCACACGTGCTACATACATCGCTGTCGTACACACGAACAGGCGTCATCTTGCACGCACGCACACTACATACCTCGCTGTCACACGCACCTACTACGTACATACAAATCGTTTGTGAACCAAATCCTTATCCCAATTCCTTACATACATACAGGTTTCTTTCTTTCTTTGGGGCTTTTTGAAGCCAAAAGAGGGCTGTGCTATGATGGTTTTCGGTGGTCAAAGGACTACCAAGAAAATCTCTCTCGAGTGTATTACAGGGTTACTTTCATTTCCCTCTCCTTCACTCGGGGGAGTTTTTCTATCTCATCACGAAAGGAAACACATGTATATCGAGATAACAGACGGCATAGCGATAATCATTGCGTTGTCGCTCAGTATCACACTCATCACCACCACCGCACTACACAACGCTAGGCTCACACGTCAAATCCGTGAGATGAAAGAAAGAAAGTAACACACGTGAAAATCCAAGTCGAGGAGTGGGTAGGTATGCTCATGGACAATGGCGTACCTGCCGAACGTATCTCATGGACTACACAGATGATAGGTCGTACACGCTATGCTCGTGTGAAAATCTATTCAGGACACACAGACAAAGCGTGCCATTGGACACACCGCGAGAAGTGGTATGACCAGCATAACGAGAAAACCCTAGCGTATGCCCTAACATGGTATAACGCTCACAAACGAGAGGAAATATATGCCTAACACACAGGTACCCCCTGAGGTAGGGGAAGGTACTTTATCCGCGTATTACTCAGAGGTTAGCACCCATGAGTGGTACGAAAAACTCATGCCCGAACAGAAAATCGGGCTTCACTCATTGAGCATTGGCACGCCATTATGGGGCGTGTGTGAGTGTGGTCGTGGAAGCAAGTTATACGCTTACACGTACAAAATCGGTGATAGAGATATACTCGGACAGATTCGTTGCTTACGTTGCACACGTAATCGAGTGATTACTGGGTTATCTATTTGGTACGATTACTGGCACGAAAATCACACGAACCTCACAGGTGGCGAAATAGAGGAGATAATCATGCCTCAACGCTACTTCCCGCAAACCACAGAGGAACGTGATTCATGCGGTAACTGCTCAAATCTCATCTACGAACGAAACGATATCAACATAATGTCGAGTAGCGCGTTATGGACTAACGCGTTAGACGCTAATGGCGATATGATTAAAGCGCATGTACGCTGTACTTTCGTGTGTTCATGCGACAAGACCTACCTAACTCGTGGTAGTAACTCCCATTACGTAGATAGAGTGCTCACATGTGCCACTTGCGTGGAACAATTACTAGACACAGACGAAATACGTATGTGTGAGCATTGTTCTGCTTACACAGCAGATATCCATTGGTCAGAGCAACGCCAAGTGGAGTTGTGTGAAGGTTGCTACAACGAGGAGTGGGAGTGTAACGATTGTGGTTACGAGATAAGCGAAGGCTACGACCACGAGTGTTATCGTGAGGCTAACAGCAATATCTACGAGTACAACTACAAGCCCGACCCACAGTTCTACGGGAACGATGATTACTACTTCGGCTTAGAGTTAGAGGTCGAGGACGCAAACGGGTGGGGCTGTGAAGATGGCGCTCAACTCGTACAAGATGAACTCGGTAGTCGCATATATTGTAAGCGTGATGGCTCACTAAATAACGGCTTCGAGATAGTCACCCACCCTCACTCGTTCCAAGCACTAAAGACACTCGATTTACGTGTCTTGGACGTACTACGCAGGAAAGGCTTCCGTTCATGGGATACATCAACATGTGGATTACATGTACACATCTCACGTACAGCCTTCCGCAAAAATGGAAAGCCCGATAAGGCACACGAACTACGCTTCCAAAAACTCATCTACGACAATGGTGTGCATGTACGTGGCATAGCAGGGCGTAGTAGTTCCTATGCACGCTTCAACGATAAAGGCAAACTCGTACCTAAAGTAAAGTACGGACAGAGCGAGGATAGGTACGAGGCTATCAACGTACAGAACGACCATACGCTAGAGGTTAGAGTGTTTCGTGGTTCACTCAAACCTGAACGTGTGTTATCAGCAGTAGAGTTTCTACACTCTGCGATAGAGTACACACGTGATATGAAAGTAAATCCAAAGGACAACCAGTTATCTTGGATACGCTTCATGGCTTATGTGCTAGACAGCAAGGAAAAATATCAAAACTTTGCGCAAATCGCGTTAAAGAATCTCGATAATCCGAGAGATACACAGAGTAACGAGGAGGACAACTGATGTGTATGTTATGTGTAGTTCCACCCAACGTACTACCTTCGCGTGATAAATTAACTTATTCCGCGATAAATAATCCTGACGGCTTCGGCTTTGCGATAGTAGTTTCCAGCGAGAAACGTATTATCGTTGAGCACACAATGAACGCAGACGAGGCGGTAAATCGCTTCCTCGAAATGCGTGCTAAGTATCCTGATGATTACGCCTTATGGCACGCAAGATACGCTACGCATGGTTCAACTACCTTGAACAACTGCCACCCGTTTTACGTGGTAGATGAGCAAACTGTACTAGCGCACAATGGCGTATTACCTGTTGATATTCCAGCAGGAGATACACGTTCAGATACACGCATATTTACGGAAGATGTTCTTGCGCAAATGGGCGGTGTTAAAGCCTTAGATAATCCTCACATGTATAACATGATAGAGGAATACACGTCAGGCTCTAAGTTATGCGTACTCACAGTAGACCCCCGTGCTGACTATCAGATGTACTTGATACACGCAGACAAGGGTAGCGAGGACGAGAGCAAGGTGTGGTGGTCTAACGATAGTTGCAAGGCAGATTACGGCACACGTTGGGCGACTACTCGTTCATACGATAGTTTCTATCCCCCTTACGTATACGATTCATACGACCTAAGCACAGACACGGAAGGTGTATTCCAATGTGTGGCTTGCATGGCGTACATAGATGAGGACAGACTAGAGAAAGACGCTATATGTCCAATGTGTGAAACGTGCCAATGGTGTGATATGAATACCAACACGTGCATGTGTTACAAGCCAGCAAAGAAAACGCATGAGGTAACTGTGCAAAACGCATGGGGGCTAGTATGAAACGTATAGCCAAGCACCCACCACTCAAGGCACACGCCTACATGGCTGAGATGTGTTACAAGCACTACTTAATCGCGCTTAATGAGCGTGATATGGTAAGTGCAAACATGTGGCTACTCAAGGCTAACACCTATCGTGAGAAGGCTGGTCAGATAGGACACGAACAGGAGTTATCTAATGCGAACAACTAAGTGCATAGATACACGCTGTTACAAGTGTGATGTACCGATATGGGTACCCACACATGATTACAACGAGGAACGAAACTACTGCTACGCATGTGGCATGGTCAAACTAAGTGTGCTACTAGAGCACGCAGGAAGGAACTCAAATGAATAACTCACCTGCGTTTAAGAACGAGGCGCTGTGTGCTGGCGACTCGCGTCCAAACGATTGGTTCCCTGAGTTTCCCCCATCAGGCGACCCAAGAAAACGTGTAGGTATTCGTTTTGAATACTCATACACACCAGAAGCCACACGTGCTAGAAGTATCTGCTTAAATTGTCCTGCGTATGATGAGTGTTTAGAATACTCACTACAATGGACAGACCTTGAGGGTATATGGGCAAATCTAGATACCTATGAGCGCAGAGAATATCAACGCGAGCAAGGCTTGAAAACTACAAGTCTAACTTTCTCATACGAGAATCCGCTTGATATAGCACGTCCACAACCACAAGAAAGCGAGTTCGATAATGAACTACAATGATGAGTTCACACAAGAAACTGTGTGGGAACAATTACGCATGATAGCGTGGCTATCTTTTGCTACGCTAGGTGTGTTATGTGCAATACTATCGGTGGCGCTATGAAGTGTCGCTACTGTGGTAATCTACGTGACGCTGGCATACAAGATAATATCCCTGTGTGCCATGCGTGCTACTGCAAAAGAGGTGGAATAAATGAGTAGTGTACACACTTATCGCGTAAAGGCTAGATGTATGGTAGACCTATACCAATACGTGACGGCTGATGACGTGGACGTGGCTATTGAATTAGCACTAGACGCGCACAATGATTGGGAAGTAGAAACTCTAGATGACGCTGAAGTTAAGCGTGTAATACAAATCGAGAGGATAGACTAATGAACAGAAACAGACCACGCGGTAAAGTAATTACTCTGTTGCGTAAAAGCGAGATGAGTGATTTACTTGGGAGAGATATAACCTCGTCTGAGTGGTATCTTGTTCAGAAAATGGTCGTACGCGATAAAGAACTGTGGGCATGTTTAGATAGCATACTCGCGACAGCAATAAACCAACTAGGAAAGGAGAAACAATGAGTGAGAAATACGTACTACGTGTGGAACTTACCACGCGAGATGATGTACATTTTGAGAGTATCAACAATGTGCAAAACCTGTTAGACCACAGATTAAGTTTTTACTTTGACGTGAAAACTTCTGAGATAAAGCAAGTGGTATCCGCTTAATACCACATACACGAAATCCCTCACACGAGTCCTTCCGTGTGGGGGATTTTTTAATGCCTATTTTTAATTACACATGCACACGTACATCACGCGTACACACGGGAACCACGCACAGAAAGTTTGTGTTGGTCCTCTCCATACATCGCTGTTACACGGAACATGGCTAGTTGGCACAGACAAGCCCTACCTAATGCGTCAACTAAATCTTTATCTTGCGATTCAACCCACTCATTGTTCATCAAGTATCTCTGTATCGTCTGGAACGCTATCGCTATCTCCCGTGGTGATATCAATTCCTTGCTCATTTATCTCCTCCTCCGTGTAATCTCTTTCCTTGCGTGGATAATTACCACCCAAGAAGTTTAGCATATTCTTTAATGCTCTGTTAACACGCATACGTACTGCGTCCTGAGATATAGATAATTCAGAGGCTATCACGGCTAACTCAAACCCACTCGCGTAACGCAAGATTATTATATCTTGCTGTTCCTTGCTTAATTTACTAATCGCTTTCTCAATATCCGAGCATATTGCAGGCCAGTTATTACCCTCAGAAGCGACCTTTTTTACGTTAGATACGCTAAGATCATTCATCGCTGGCGCTTCTTTATTGCCTGTTAAAACAGCAGGAATAAGCGATTCTAGCATGTTTTTATCGTAATAATAGTTATCTTCTACACGAAAACCAACTGATTTAGCCTTCTCTTTTTGACAGTAATCTTTGGCAGTATTACGTAAAGATCGGGCTATAAGTTTAGTTGATTGTTTCTTGTCGTGTACATCATGCCAATACTTAACTTTATTTGGGTGAGAAAGAAACCAAACCCATAACTCTTGACGCAGGTCATCTATCTCAACCATGCGATACTTACGTGAGAATTCGTATGCTATAGAAGCAACGACACCTTCGTAATCTTCAATAAATCTTTTTACCATCGCCATGTCTTGCCCTCAACCGTAAAACTATTCTTGATAATAGGTACGATTTGCGGGGTTACATTTTTTCCATCCACATGCAAGATTCCGAACCCTTGTTGCCAAGTGAATAATCCTGCCTTGATGTATTTAGCGTGCTTAACATTCATGAGATGTCCGACTTCCATACCCCATACAGCACGAGATCCATTAGCCCATGCTTGAGTGTAATGTGCCAAACCCATACGGTGAGTGTGTCCACACACGACAGACATGCCACTTCTTTTCGCAAGTCCAAGTGCTGTAGCCCCTGCTGTTGGTTGTACGTTACCTTCATCGCCATGCATAAGTAACCAACCTGGCGCTATCTCTACAGGTCCATGATAATAAGTAATACCAAGTTCATCTAACTTTAGAAACTTTTCAATTTCTAACTCTGGTAATCCTAAGAATCCAGGCGCAGATGAACGTATCTTATTGAACAACCTATCTGAATGGTTGCTACGTACAATAGTATCAATAGTTAATTCTTCTAATAACTTAACAGTTGTATCCCTGTCTTTACCTATTGATCTTTCCCACTCAAGTTCGGTACCCTTTGCCCAACGACTGATACTCTGGAAATCTATTTCATCTCCAACCGATACTACTGAATCAGGTTGATAGGCATAGATAAAACGCTTGACGGCTTTAACTGCCTCTACGTCGTGGAACGGGGCCTGTAAATCTGAGATCACTACTATGGCTTTACTCATTTACACTCCGAACAATAATTATTAGCACGAATATTTTCATAAAATAAATTGACTACTTTACCGCAATGATAGCAAAGAACTTTTACAAAATCAGTTTTATCTTCTTCTACAAAATAAAACGGATTGCGAATTTTTAATTTCATTTTTTCTTTGCTCGTCTCTTGTTCTCTAGTCCTACGTTTTTCTTCTTAGACAGAACTCGTAGGTTAGATATCTTGTCGTTACCTTTACGTCCACCATTATCTTTATGGTCAACCTCTTGGTTACGTTTTAACTTCTTACCAGTAGCCTTCTTGTAATCAAGACGTGCTTTATTGGTAGATGTAGTTTCAGTAGTTCCATCTTTTTTCTTACGTTTAATCACGTAGATAGGACGTCCACCATTTTGTTTACTACCTTTATATGGTCCAAATATTTTCATCCGCAATCACATCCTGGTCCGAATTCAATAGAGCCATCTCTATATAAGTAATCATCAATTGAAACATCTGTAAAGTCTGCTAAGTATTCCTCACATATGATGTTTAATTCAGATTGATTTAAGCAGTACCAGTCTGAGTTCTGGTCAATAGCAAGATGTATTCTGTAAAATACACGCATTAACCACTCAAATGGTTTAGCAATTATGTATCTAAGCATGTACATTATTTTTTATCCCATTTACCTTTCAGTACAAGCAATCCGATGATTGCATAGTTCGCCATGTCCTTGAAAGAATCTTCAATGGATTCATGTTGTGGATCTTTTCCACTATCAAACAAGTTGTTAATACGTGCTAACTTGTCATGCATACGAACCCTGAGTCCATTGATAGCACCACCTGGTGAATCAGATATATTCTTTGGCCCGTAATCCTTGTGCTTAGATATAAGTAGATTAACTAGATCATCTACCTCTTGCCAAATCGCCAACTCAAAATCAGTTGGGTCTGGAATATCATTCCTCAGTTTTTTTAGGTTTTTCATTCTTAAGCATCTCCTCTATACTCTCTACCATGTCTAGGGCTATTTCTTTAGTTACAGCCTCGTTAACAAATTTATGGAAGGACTGATCTCCTTCTGAAGAGTTAACTAAGGCAAGTGATATTGATTGAACCAGCCTTAAAGCATGGTCCGCTTGGTCATTTTGTAGTAATAAATTAATTTCTTGAAGAGCAGGGAATAGGTCAAGTGAGTATCTATTACTTAGTCTAAGACCCCAAGCAAATGAGATATCACAGTGCTCTAAGAACAAGAAAATATCTCTGGTTTTGAATTCGCAATCTGCACACTCAAAACCTTTATCGGAAGGAATTAATACTGTCATTGTGAGTTAGCCACCTTTTGTTTAAAGTAATCTGCACCGTGTTTCAAATACATAGAGTTAACATCTTCGCCCTCTGGCATTTGAACAGTAACTACGTTCCCTAGTTCACGAGTCAATGACTTAGAGAAATCATGACCAGCCTGATCTCCATCCGCAAACATGAATACTTTATCGAAGTCTGCTAATAATTTAGTGTAATGTTTCTTCCAGTTGTTCACTCCAGGAACCCCAACCGAATATAAACCACAAACATAATCCAACGTGATGGTGTCAATCTCACCCTCACATATACAAATGTATGACGACGCTTTGAAAAAAGCCCGCGTATTGAAGAGATGTGTGTTTGCACCAGCCAAGCCCATATACTTCGGTTCTTGCAAATCCATTGATCTGAACCTGAGGTCAACCACACCCGTACGCGTAATATACGGAATAGAGAGACGATTTTCATATTGTTCATGTCCCGTAACTGGATCGAGCACGACGCCCAATCCCACTCTCCGTGCTACTTCCAGAGTGATTCCCCGTTCTCCGAGGTAATCCTCCGCTTCGTGTATTGCTGCTGCGTAATACTTTGCTGCTTTGCCCAGTGATTCTCTCTGCAAACTTGACTGCTTCATAAAACTTTAGTCCTTCTCTGTCCATAATAATTCTATAAGTGTCGCCTTTAACCTGACAGGCGAAACAACAAAATACATTTTCTCTAGTACTGACTGTTGCTGATTTATGATTGTCGTCGTGGAAGGGACATCTGATGGATGACCATCCACTCCTCTCTGGTACTGTTGCTCCATAATGTTCTAGTACACCCTTAATTGGCAGGGCATCTACACGTTGTGACTTTCTTGATCCATTGGTCAAAATCTTCCACCACCCATGCTTGATTTATTCCTGCCATCCTACGTTTAATTATAACATAAGACGGCGGTACCTCGCTGATAGAACGCGCTGTTGCGTAATTCTTTGCTTCAACTACTGCCTCATTCCAGAACTCAGGCAACTTGAGTGCTTTAGTCGCCTTGAGTTCCAGGATATAAGTTTTACCATTGGCCATGACAACAATGTCGCCTTCGTCTTTAGCCCCTGCCTTAGTAAGCCTTTCGGCTACAACACTTTTAGAACGCAACCATTTTAATACAGTTGTTTCAAATAAAGATCCCTTGCGACCATTCTTGTTAGCCATTTAGTCTCTAATACCAACCCTTTCTATCATGATGTTTAAGCGCTAAAGTAGGCGTTTTATACCGTTTTTTGATATATTTTATGCCTAATTCAACCTGACTCATTAAGGGTGTATCTTCAGGCATATTGAGCATTTGGGGTATGCCATATGCTGTAGATGTAGGATTGTTCGCTGTATAATCCCAGCGAGATTCCCTAGTCCAAAGAGTGAGTAATGATTTCCACTCTCTGTCATTCCAACCTTCTTTTTTAATTGCAATCTGAGCATATTTCTTAGCAAACTTTTTACTATTGCTAATTGTCATATTCATTTCTATACATTCAGATTTTATAGGGGTTGGAACCGAAGTAATCGCAACCGCATTTTGTGGCGATAAAGCCACAAAGACCACAAAACACATTAATTTGTATCTCAGGTTTTTTTTCTTCATAGTTTCTCCTCTGTTGGGGCTGTTGCCTTTGTCCCACAGACAGCACACTCCATATCGATAAAGTATGAACTTATTGTATCACTATCGTCATCCCATTCGACGAGTAGTTTCCAGACAAAAGAACCACATGGGCAAACCTTGGTAGGTTCACCACGTATATCCATGGCTTCTTTATAGTCTGGATTTAATTCCCAGATATCCTTAACACTCATATTCTTTCAGGAATATCAGAAACTTCCATCACTTCTGGATTAAATTGTAGCCAGAACGAAGTATCTCCAGTTGGATCTGCTTTACCGTATCTGTTTTTAACAGGCGCTATAGCAATATATCCAGGAGCATTAGTTCCAACGGTACATATCAAGGCTGGTAATTGTGCAACCATTCCTTGTAATGCTGATCTAGGCTGGCATGGATTGCCAGGATAAGATTCCTTCGTATGATGAAGGATAAGAACTGCAGCATTAGTATCTCTTGCAAGATATTTCAGTTCTTTAATTGTAGAACGCATTCCTGCGAACTCTTCACCACCATCATTAGCGATATCCATTAGGTTATCTACTACGATTAAAGTTGGTGGACAACCCCATAGTTCCTCAAAAGCAGATACTTCCATATCTAAATCAACCAAAGTAGGGGCTGACTCAAATGACCAGAAGATATGTCCTGAGTTTTCGTTGATTATTTTTCTTGATTCATCAACATTTTCTATGAGCATCTGTTCAGCCACGGACTGTGTTTGACCAGAAATCATTGATAACAGACGCATAGCCATTGTATGAGCATTAGTATCTGCACTTATATAAAGCGTTGGCACTTTTGATCTAAGAGCAATCGCAAGGGCAAGTGTTGACTTACCTGCCCCTGGAGTGCCAGCAATCATAGATACTTCTGCCCGTCTAATGACAATTTTATTGACATCAAAGGTACGAAATACCGTTGGTAATGGTTCACCACCGATATCTTTACTACCTACTGCACGGGCTAAAGTTCTCATATTTTAGAATGAAGTCCATTCTGCATCACTGCGACGAATCCATACTGGTTCACATTGATCTGGTGTTCCCTTTGGTGAAGGACACATAAATGCCTTCCAAGGCCCCTTAGCACCAGCGCCAGTACGTTTAGTCATTTCACCATGTTTACAAGACCGTCCTGATGGACCAGTGCTTGCGGTGAAAGTTTGTGTTGGACTTGATACAGGTTTAGCACCTAGTCCATGTGCAAGGTTGGCAACCGCTGACTCTATAGTCGTTGGTGCTCCCTCTACAGATGACGCCATGGTTGAGATTAAATTCTCAGCCCCGATGTCACCCAATATATGAGTCAAGTTTTGCTTGAACTCATCGGCTGTGTCTCCTGCGATCACAAATATGCGACCATCATTTAACTTAGAACTAACTTGGAAGTTAGCATTAGCCATGTTGTTTCTCCTTTTCCGTGTGTTTTCCGTTCATAAACTTACAGTACGATAGTACACCGCAACGTCCACAGTTGCTTAGATTAGGTAAAAATATCTTAGCCTTACGTGCTCTGTCAAACTCAGTATAGATCTCCTCTACTTCTTCAGTAGCAAGATGTTCCAGACTCCAAGTAGTTACATGACCAGTGCGTGCATCCCAAAAACCTGCTTTGTTCACTTCAAGGCCATCCATTTTGCGCAAAGCCCACGCATAAGTAGCAAGTTGAAGTGGGTGTCTTTGGGATGACGCCCCTGTCTTAATATCTAAAAGGACTACATTACCATCATAATCGGTCATCACTCGATCAATGGCCATCTTAACAACAGTATCTACTAAAGGCACTTCATACTGTTTTTCAATGTAATCCTTATAGATATTCCACCCGTTGGAACGAAACTCTATCCAACGATCTAGCATCCATAAGCCTTCGCCATACCACCAAGACATGTCTTCCCTCTTGATATACTCCCAAGAAAGCATGTCTCCATGTAGTTCTTCATCTTCTTTTACTTGATCGTGCCAAACCTTATTCCATAACATTTCAGAATTTGGAATGTCTCCAGGAGTTTGAAGATCCCAAAGTTCGGTAGCCCTATGGACAGCAGATCCACCTGTAAACCAAACAGCATGTTTCTCAGGTACGTCTTGTAATTTAGTTAGATTGTACTTCCATCCACACTCTTGATAAGTTCCTAGAGAGGAATAGGATATATGTTTAGGTAATTCGTTCATGGTGTAACCCTACTACACCCTATTTGCTTGACGCAAATCGACACCTTTGCCTGAACCCTGAAATTAAGAAATGCCCCCCCACCCCCCATAAAAATTATGGTTGGTCAGGGAGGCTGGTTAGGCTTTTGCCGTCACCCGTCAATTGAAGTTTCTGCCCCACGGTTTCCCGCATGGGTAATATATATCAAAATTATAAGTCGCGCAAAACAACAAAAAGCCCCCTGTCCTAAGGTAATTACCCTAGGTAGGGGACTTCATGTCTTAAAACGGCCTTTAAAGGCTAATTAGGGGTATTTACTTGGACCCTAAGCCGTACTCTTTTTCTGTCTTATCTGCCCATTTGGCCAGAGGTGCGGCTAGAGCACCGACAAGGATAGCCTGTTCTGGTGCAAGATCAGCAACAAGTGCTAATCCCATTGTAACTGCTGATGCTAGAACAGCACGTACATAAGACTTAAATGCAGCCTTAGTTTTCTTGCTCTTCAATTTAGCAATTAGATCTTTCATATCCATCCTTTAAGGGCGTGCAACGCCCATGACTAGGGAGTAGGCACGTTTCCTAAGATACACACCATCTCCATTTGACTGACTACCTTTACTGCCACTTGAGGTATTACCCTCATAGACCTTAAGGTATTTTTTTCCATCGTTGCTGGCGCATATGCCAACATGGTCGGCTTGTGCGTCATCATCGAATTGGAAGAATACTATATCACCAGGTTGAGCCTTGCCAACTGGGACTATCTTGCCTTTCTTACTAAACCACTTGAGACCTACATCACATGATGCAAATCCTTTAGGAGTCTGTGCTGCTACCTTAGATACGATTCCTGCCTTATCAAAGCACCAAGATACGAACATAGCACACCATGGATTAAAGTTTAACCCATACCACTTACCGTACATATTATCGTTTTTTTTGCCTATCTCGGTATATCCAACCTGAGATTTGGCTATGTCCACCACATTAGTCATTGTTGTTCCTCTGGATTAAAATTTCATACAATCTATCCACTTTTTCTTCTAACCTATTAACCTGGTCCTTGATACTAGATCCACCATTTTGACGAAGTTCAGATAGATAATGTTTAACTAAGTGTCTTACTCCTATTGCTAGTGCTCCTATCAGTGTGGTTATGGCTACTGCAAAGCCTGCCCAGTCCTGCGGTGACATTATAAGACCGTTCTAACTGTAATAGTTAATAGACCACCAAATCCATCATAACGAGCACTGGGTGGTGTCTTGCGTACAAATGATACTTTCTCTACCAAGGCTTGAACCCTCTCTCCAGTTGTAAAGTCTTGCACATTGATGATATCTCCAGCGGCTTCTATATCTTCTAACTTTTGGATACGCTCCCATGCACGGCCTTCATATCCAGCCAGTACATTATATCTATCGGTTTCCACGTCATAACACCAAACTGGGAACTGAATCAACCGTTGGCGTTTAGTTGCTGGAAGAGATTTTGCCTGATAGCCCTTAAAAGTTGGGCCAAGACTGGTATTGCTTGCGCTACGTGAGAGCGTAAATTTATATGATATATATTCTTGTGGACCTGCTGGACTGTTCGTAGCAGCCTCAGGGGTTCCAATTGCATTGTTGTAAGTAATAATCGCATAAGGAGAATTATTTGCATCAACAGTTGCTATGTCCATAGCACCATTAGTAAAGGTTCCACGACCACGAATGAATTTATAGTTCTTAGGTTCTAGTGTTCCATAACGAATAGCACCAGTAGTTAGATAACCACTTGATACTAAGGTGGATACAGACTCTAGGTATATTGCTCCGTCAGTAACTTCATAAGCAGTACAGAATGCTAGCCGACCAGTTGCTCCAATAAAGGTTACACCAGTTGTATAATGTTTTGTCGATTGAATAAATTGTAAATCATTAGCATAAGCAAATCTAAGTGATTCACCTTCAACTGTAGTGCTTAAGTCAATACGAGTAAGACCTGCATTTAATGGTCCAACACCTGTAGTACACCATACAAAACGATCACGAGCAGCAAAGTCATATACTGGCTGTGGTGTTTCTACAATTAATGGACCATAGTTAATGGAGCCGTCTTGGTCTGAAACAATTGCTGCACGGACTCCTTTACTAGTACCGATCATCATATAACCAAGATAGTAAAATAATCTTTCAACTATCTCTCCAGGTGGAAATTCAGCGGCTACAATGGCTGATGTTAATGTAGGTATAACACCAGAAGTATTTAAGGTATATTTTTGAATAGTTGAGTAAATACCTGAGTGTCCAGCAGTATATATAGCAGGACCAGAAGCAGCCACGCTTGTATAGTGATAGTTAGTATTTGGGTTAGTATATACTGGACTACCTAATGAAGAAGCGTTAGTTGCTAACTCATAAACCCTATTGTTTACACATAGAATAATACGGTCTTTAATAAAATCCATTTTAGCATACTCAATTTCAATATCACCACTCTGAAACATCTGAGTAACATCACCTGTTGCAGATGGATTAGATGAACCAGTAGTTGAGTCACCAGTTAATGGCTTCTTAAACATAGTAAGGCGTTGATTTCCACCTGAAAGTTTATTAGTTATCCAATAAGCGTTAACACCATCATCACAGATAGCGTGCACCTTGCGGTCTGTACCAGAAATGTAGTCAATAAAGTGGATTACTGGGTTAGTTACACCAGTGCCAACTGGAGATACTGGAGTGGAAGTTACCGTTCCACTTGTTGCTGTTGTGTAGGTAAAAGTAGTTGTTGTAGGCACGGCTGTAATACGATACTCACCA